CCGAAGGGACGAAGACCCTGGTTGAGGCGGGTCTGCCAGTCAAGACACCACCCCCTGTGGTGGAAAACCCCGTTGTACCCGATGCGGGAGCTACCTCGGGGGGTGGTGTCAGTTAGACCAATTACCTACAAGTGGGATAATTGGTCAGGGCGCCCAAGCGCCAGAAAGGGGGACCCGTGAGACGGTCCAGGATGAGCCGAAAAGGCTCAAAAGCGAACTTCAGGAGGGGAGCGGGCACCAAGGTCGCAAACCTCACCACCAAGCCGCTCCGAGGCGGATGGCGGTTCTAGGTGGCTTGCACAGCACCGATCCGGGGAGTCCGGGGTTCCGATGGAGTCGTGAGACTCAAGAAGGGGATCCCGGACTCTCGCCTTTTCGGGACAGGCACGAAGCCAGAGCTCGAGCTCCCGTGCGGACGATGCATGGACTGCAAAATTCGCCGGACGACCGACTGGGTCACACGAGTCACGCATGAATCCCAGTTACACCTCGACGCCTGCTTCCTCACACTCACGTTCTCAGACGAAGGGCTCGCACTGCGAGAACTGCAGAGAGGGACGCACCCATACGATCTCGACGTTAAAGACTGGCAGTTATTCGCCAAACGGTTACGAAAAAACGGCGCAAAATTCCGATACTTCCAGGTCGGAGAATACGGAGACCAAGAGCTCCGACCCCACTATCACGCTCTGATATTCGGAGAAGGCTTCCGAGGAGACGGAGAGCAGTGGATCGACGATAAAGGCCACCCAGTATGGACGAGCGACCGGATCGAAAAGGCATGGGGATACGGAATCCACACCATCGGAGAAGCAACACCGGAAACGATACAGTACGTCTGCAAATACGTGCAGAAGAAACTATACGGCCAGGCGCTCAAAAACCTGACCGAGCGAGTCGACTCGCTAACTGGAGAATGCGTTACGGTAAAACCAGAACTCGCAAGCATGAGCCGAGGGGGGAGAACGGGTAAAGGAATCGGCCACGGATGGTGGACCGAATACCGCTCCGACGTGTTCCCCGACGACTTCGTTGTTATCAAAGGAAAAAAAGTTCCGACACCGCGCTACTACAGCCAATTACTGAAGCTGGAAGACGAACCCGCCTACAACGCGGTACTCGAAGAGAGAAAACGCAAAGCGGAAAAACGCGCGGCGGATAACACGCCGGAGCGACGAAAAGTAAAAGCACAGGTAACAAAAGGACGAGTGAACATGAAAAAGCGTGGCACGCTCTGACGACTGGGGAGGGCGCAGCCCTCCCCTAGCCCCCCTCTACCTAAGACTTGACACTACGTAACTTCCGTGTAAGTCTACGGCAGGCTGAAACGAAACAACCGCACGAGCGGAGGCCTATAGGGGAAAATGGAAAATGACACCGAAGCAAAGACAAATAATGAAACAACTAGAACAAGCAAAGAAGGAACTGGAAAAAGGAATCAAACTACGAAACGACGGCATGACAGCCTACAGACAAGCAGCCAAACAAGTCACCAAACTGCAAGAAGAATTCATGAAGGAAATGAAATGAGCCGAAACCAGAAAATCGTCACACTCGTCACCAATATCATCACCGGAATCCTCGGGGCCCTCGCCGGATTCTTCGGAGCCAACTAATGCGCGCATATACGATCTATGACTCCAAGGCAGAACACTACGGAAACCCGGTCTTCGTGCGCACCGACGCCGAGGCAAGACGGAGCTTCGGCCAGGTCGCACTCGACCTAACCACCGAAATCGGCCGACACCCGGAGGACTTCCTGCTCTACCGAATCGGGACGTGGGACGCAGAAAAAGGTATACTGACGCCCGAGCCCGGGACCTGCATCGCCAAGGCAATCGAATTCAAAGCTCAGACCACCCTCGGAGGATCCAACTAATGGCAAAGCACACGGCCGGAAGAGTGAACCAAACCAGCTTCGCAACGCTCCCGCGAGCCGACATCCCGCGATCCGCGTTCAACCGAAGCTATACCCTCAAGACAGCAATCCCGGTAGCGGGCAAGCTCTATCCAATCTTCGCCGACGAGGCACTACCCGGGGACACGATCGCAATCAAGCCGACGTTGTTCGGACGACTCGCAACGCTCCTCAACCCGCTACTCGATAACGTGTACGCCGACATCCATTTCTGGGCCTGCCCACTGCGCCTCGTATGGAACAACGCACAAAAGTTCTTCGGCGAAAAAGACAACCCGGACGACTCGACAGACTACGTCGTCCCGCAAATCGTGAGCGCAACCAACGGCTTCGCGGCGGAAGGCCTCATGGATTTCATGGGCTACCCGCCGCAGGCAAGCGCGGGCACCACGAGCTCCTGCAGCGCATTCTACTCACGAGCCTACGCGCTCACGTGGAACCAGTGGTACCGAGCCGAATACCTCCAAGACTCGACCGTCGTCGACAAGGACGACGGACCGGATGCGGAAACCGATTACCCGATCCTTCCTCGAGGCAAGAGGCACGACTACTTCACCTCGGGATTGCCCTGGCCGCAGGCAGGCGATCCCGTTAGGCTGCCTCTCGGAACCCCCGCACCGGTCCTACCGCTCACCACCTCAACCGCGCCGACGTTCTACCGCAACACGCTGGGCGCGGAATCAGCGCTCTTCGCGACCGACCAAAGCGGTACCGGAACGTACGGAAACGTGACCTGGCAAGATCAGGACACGGGCACATCCGGCCAGGTCGCGCTGAAATGGGAAACACCCGGACTCTACGCCGACCTAGCAGAGGCGACCGCAGCGACCATCAACGAGATGCGCATGGCCTTCGCCATGCAGCGCTATTTCGAGAAGGAAGCGAGGGGCGGCCAAAGATATACCGAGATCCTCCGAAGCATGTTCGGGGTCGTATCCCCCGACCAGCGACTTCAGCGCGTCGAGTACCTGGGCGGAGGGACCATCCCGATCAGCATCCACCCAGTCGCGCAGACGATCGACAGCCTCACGACCAACAGACTCGGCGAGCTCGCCGCGTTCGGCGTGATGGCTGGAGGAGTCCCGACGATCCGAAAGAGCTTCACCGAGCACTGCGTGATCCTGGGCCTAATCTCGATCCGAGCCGACCTCACCTACCAGCAAGGAGTCCCGCGGCAATTCCTGAGGAGCACGAAGTTCGACTTCTACTGGCCCTCCTTCGCCCACCTGGGCGAGCAGGAGATCCAGAACCAGGAGATCTACAAGCAAGGAACCGCGGCCGACACGCAGACGTTCGCCTACGCCGAGCGATGGTCTGAATACCGGTACAAGCCAAGCCAGATCACCGGCCTGCTGCGGAGCTCTCACCCGCTCAGTCTCGACGTCTGGCACCTGTCCCAGGAGTTCTCAGCGCTCCCCCTGCTGAACGAAGAGTTCATCGTCGAAAACCCGCCGATGAACCGGGTCCTCGCAGTCGGAGCTGGAGTCGAAGAACCGGGAACCACGTTAGGCGGAGCAGTCGCGATCCTCGATGGGCACTTTGCCATCAAACACGTCCGGCCGATGCCGACCTACAGCGTCCCCGGATTGATCGACCACTTCTAAAGGAGAACTAACCAATGCTCGACGCACTACTGGCCGCCGGAGGCGCAGCCCTAGGCGGAATGGCAAACCAATTCGGAAGCCAACTCGGAAATTGGTTCTCCGGCGGACTCTTCACCGGAAATTGGGGCGGGACCAGCGACGAACGAAAGAACGTCATCACCGACACCCGAAAGCTCCGAAAGACCGCCTATCAAGACATGGTATACAGCCTCACCGAGGCCGGATTAAATCCAATGCTCGCCGTAGGCGCATCGCCCGGATACAACAGCGCCGGGGCGATTCCGCAGTACGCCATGAACGGAGGAAATCCAGGCTACGCACAAGCAGCCAACAGCGCACAAGGAGTACGACTCGAAGAAGAAAGAAACCCTTCCGTCATCGAATCGAACGAAGCCAACGCACGACTGCACAACCAACAAAGGATCGTGGCGCAGCTCGGGATCCCTTCGCTGCTCCAACAGTTCGACTTCAACGCGGCCACGATCGAGAAAGTACGAGGCGAAACCGAAAACCTGAAGCTCCTCGGCGAGCTCTACAAAGCGGACGCCCAAGCCAAGGGCACGAGCGCCCGCGAAATCGAGGAACGAATCCGCCACTGGCGAAACGCGACGATGCCCGGCCAAGGCTGGGACACCTTCGCACGGGGAATCATTACCGACAT